ATAACAAGACTATCTTCAATCATGCGGAGTTGATTAAGTGCTTTAATTGCTTTGTGGAGATATGAAAGAACAACCTGTTTATTTCTATCTACTAAACCAGAGTGTACATAGGTAATAGAGTCTTTAGAAATTCTTGCAGCCCCACCAACACCGCTTTTAAATGTACTAGTTCTCTGTCCACCTCTAGTGTTTGGATCATATTCATAAAATTCCTCCACTTCTGGAGTGACCATATTAGCATTAGCAGTCCTTCCATCTGTAACTGTGAAAGATGGATTTAGAACATGTTTACCGTCTTTTTTGATTTTTCTTACAAGTTTAATTTTTGTAGGATCAATATATCTTACTTCTTTAATACCTTCTTCGGGTTTTTGTAAATCAATAACTTTGTGGTAATAAATTCTACCATCAACGTACCAATTCCTCATTATTTCATGACATCTTTTATCAAAATCTAAAATTTCTTTGATGTACTTGAATTCATCTCTGATAATTGACTTAAGTTTGTCAGAAGCAGGAACATTTTGTAAATCGATTTGAACTGGAGAGTCGTTTTGATCAGAAACAATTGCTTCATTAATAATATCTTCAATAGCTCCATCAACTTCAGGATGAATTGCCATTTCACGATATCTTTTAATTAAATCGTACTCGGACTTATAAACACCTTCAATATCAACATACTGTCCATAAAATCCACTAGACACATAAAAGTCCGAAGAATCTTCTTGATTCTCCGGAACAGGAGAGACGATAGATTTTTTTGATCTATCGTCCTCCGAATCTTGGATTTTGAAACCAAATAATTTAGGCATTATTCAAATATTTAACTCTATTTGTACTATTTATAGAGGGTTCACAACTTGTGGATCAGTACCTAACTGAGTTGTTCCATTTGAATCTAATGCATCCCACCACTGAACCTGAAGATCTACCGTAAATTCTTCAATTGTATCTGAGGAATCATATGATAAATCAATCGCACTAATAGCAGTTGGAAATATTCCATAAAACTTATAGGCTTTAAGAACTGGAATTGGATCTCCAGCATTAGTTGTAATTGGGTTAGAAACATTTGACTGTGCAGATGCAACAGACGTTCTACCAAACTGTTTCACAATAGCATCTCTCTGATATTGTGAAGGGTTAATAAGTCCAGAGTTATCATCATGTTTGTTGATAGCGTTCATCCACTTTTCAAAAGCAGTTCTAATAGTAAAATCAACATCGTTGATAATTGTAACTGTCCAAACATCAAACGTTCTATCTCCTGCAATTTTTAAAGTTCTTCCTCTAAAAGGAACTTCGATAACACCAACATTTGATGCTGGTAGATTTGCAGATTTGATCATGAATCTAGAAAGTTCACTTATAGATCTAGTTTGATCGACACTTGCAGTTGTAGTTGATTCAGTTGCAAATGTTGGGAAGTTTAACTCAACTTCAAAAAGATTTGGACGAGCTGCTCCACCAATTAACCTTGCTTTAAAGTCTTCTAAAGTTCTGGAGCCAAAACTTGGGGTATTTGAAAATGCCATTTTTTTACCTCTGTAGGGATTGATGTTTTAATAAATTAAACGGTTCCAACAACCTCTTCAAAACTAATACCAGTTCTATTAGCAACAAAAGTAAGACCAATAAAGTTAATCGATCTTGCAGGTTTAATGAAAATATCAGCCCTAAATTGATTTGAATCAATTACATCTGGAGTGTTGTTTGATTCATCGCAAACAACGAGGAAGTCTGTAATTCCTCTCTTTGCTTTAACATCGCGTAGATATGGTTCAACAATATTAACAAAGTTGTTTCTGGTGATAACATCATTGAATTCAAATAGTTGAGATCTAGCAGCTCTAGAAATTGTATCTTCGATAGTTAAGAATAAACGACGAACGTTAATTCTATCAAAAGCACTAGCAACAGATAAAGCAGTCTTATCACCGAAAAGAAGGATTCCAGCTCCTGGTGAGAAGATTACTGGATTAATTCTCTTAGGATAGAGTAAATCTCTTTGTGCTTGTGAAGGATTATATGCAAGTTTAATTGCATTGTTGATTACTCCTCTTGAAGATCCAGCAGGAGAGAACCATGGATAATTATTAATTGATGTTCTTGCCATTAATCCAGCAATATCACCATTCAATGGAACATATCTAAATGAATTATTAAATCTATCAAACATATACTTATAACCAGAATCAAATACCGCATATGAAGAAGAAGTTATAGCATCAAAGAATTTAATAATATTATCTGTTTGGAGGTCACTATTTGCAATATTAACAACTCCCGATTTTCTTGGAGAAATGCAAGCAATACAATCTTTTCTAGCTTCTGCAATATCAATTAGTCTATTTGCTTTGGCTTGTGAATCGAATATAGCTGGTCCTCCATCAGGACCTGCAATCAAGAAATTAATATCATATTCCGCAGGATTTCTAAAGACTTCATAGGAACTTATAACGTCAGCTAAAGTTGCTGCCATTCCTCCAGTCGCTGAAGAATAATCATATCCATTACTGAATGAATACGATTTATTTCCAAAACATCCAAAATTAACCCCAGTAGCATTTTGTCCACTAGCTATGGAACCACCACTAGCTTGAACGTATCCATCAATAGAGGTGAATTTGACCCCAGTAACTGAATCACTAGTACCAACAAAAATATATGAAGATACATTTCCAAGATAATCTTTGTAGTAAATATTCTCCGAAGGAGAAATCTTACCGTCAACAGCCTTAGATAGATTTGTATACTTTTCTAAAATATTACCAGATGTTCCAGTTATTGAACCATTTTCATCCACAACAACGACATGAATCTCGTCATTTTTTCCAGATCTTTCAATAGCATACTGAGATGTTCCTGGTTTTGGTGCAATTGATTTCCAGAAAACGGTAGAATTTGATAATCCTAAAGTCTGTTGATCATACCAATCTAGAGAAACGGTACTATTACCTGTAAGTAAACCTTCACCAAAACCATTAGTTCCATCAGAAATACTTCTTGTATATCTTACTACTAATGTAGTCGAAGCTATTGATACTGGAGATGCGGAATCAATTACAACTTGACCTGTGCTGACACCAACAACTCTAGCAGATAATGCACCATTTAAAGTTTGGATTAGATCACCAACATTAACAGAGGTTGCATCTAATGCGGATGGGAAGGCAATAGTTGTAGATCCAATTCCGATCGTTGCATTTCCATCAAATCTAAACTTTTCTAATGAAGTAGCGGTTCCAACATTATTAAACAATTGATAATAATTTCCTGGACCATCGGGAATTCTATTTAATCCTGATGATGCATATGTAATTTCAGTAGAAAGACCTGTGACATTATTGTGACGACTTATTACCTTTACGTCAATGTTACCGACATTTACTTTAGTAACGATTCCCTTAACGTATCCATCAAAATTTTCAACGGTTCCATTAGGGGTAGCGTAACTGGTTCCGATTGAACAAGTAATAGCAAATCCAGCAGAGATGCCAAAAGTTCCAATAGCTATTCTTTGATCTGCGAAAGCATCAATAACGCAAACTTTTAATCCATTGCCCCATGATCCTGGATTCTTAGCCGCAAAAATCCAATCACTATCTGTGGCATGATTGTTGTTATAATCTTCTTGTCCAGTAATTTTTAAATTAACAGGAGTAGATACGGGATAATTTGCATTTCTCAAATTACTGGAATCCGTTCTAACTACTCGTAGGGTTCCTCCATATGAGAGATATGATGAAGCGGATAACCAATACTCGGCTTGACCATCAGAATTAGATGGTTTACCAAAAGTGTTCAATAAATCCTGTTCGGTTTCTATAAGAACTGGCTCGCCTACTGGTCCTTTCTCAAAAGGTCCAGCAAAAGCACCTACTTGATCATTTACTGCATCGATTCTACCTACAGTAAGATCAACTTCTCGAACTTTTATGCCAGGTGATACTAAGTTTAGCGACATGTCTTTCCCTCTGAAGAAGTTCAACTTGACTACAAATATTTATTATTTGCTAACTTTATATTGGGGAAACGGACAGTGAACACTACCAATCAGGATATTGCCAGTATGAATCTGTGGGTTTTTGTTTTCTATTACTGATAATTCGTTTCTTAGTACACTCTTTACATTCATATGAATACGCAGAGGGAATGTGACCTCTACCACTACGAGTTAGATAAAATCCATCAATTAAATCTTTTATTTCCTTACAAACTCTACACTTTCGTTCAGTTAAAAATAAATGTTCTAATTCAAACTGATTATCTAAATTCATTATCGGTAATCCCACATATATTGCATATCTCCATATTCATCAACGTGCCAACGATCTCCATCTTCATCAACAAAACTCTCTCCACTATCTAAACCATCAGAAATAAATCCAAAAGGAGCCATATCTTGTTCTATTTGATTCTTTTGTTCCTCATATAATCTTTTACGAACATCATTGTCCGTCATCTCTTTGAAATAAGGTTGTGCAATTAACCAAGCAAAAATTACTAGACACATTGCGAGGTCATCATTACAACCATCTTCAGCTTCAAATGAATTTGATTTTTGAATGAAAGTGGTTAGTTCACTAATAGTATCATAATCTTTAATATCCAATTTATCTCCTTCAATTAATGTCTTAAGATTCATACATCCAATCTTTTTGACATTCTTGGACATCTTGACGCCCATTTGAGATTTCTTTCCAGAAAATCCCTGACCAACCAGTTGTCCAGCACGACCTCTCATTGTACACATGAGAACATTATCATATTCCAAATCCATATGTAGAATTTGTCCTACTTGTTCTCCAATATCATTAACCTCTACAAGAATATATGCTTTGTTATATGCAACTGCAAGATCTTTGATAATACTTGGAAACAACATTGGTTTTATTTGGTTGTCTCTATATTTTGCTACTAATCTATATGGGAATGATGTAGTATCACAAATCGTAAATGCAGAATAATCTTTTTCTACTCCACGAGCAACGTCTACTGTAACAACATAGTTGTGGTCTTTCTGAGGTTCTTCGTAGATATCCAAACCCGCATTTGACTTGATTGGATCTTCATAAACCAAGGATCTGAGTTTTGCTGCAGATACAAGAGTATCGACAGATCCTAGGAATTCGCATTCAAACTCAACTTTGAATTGTTGTTCGGAAGTATTTGCAATTGTCTGGGCTTTCCACTTATCGTCCCTGCCAGGGACTTCAGACCAATGTACGTCTGTAGGTATGTATTCGTTCTTACCCCTCTCCGCATCATGCCAGATACGGTAGAAGTGGTTCATACCCTTTGGGGTAGAAACAATCAGGACTTTTGTGCTTTTACCTGACGAAATAGTAGGATAAACAGAGGCAAAGAATTCATCAGCAATGTGATTTGGGATGAATGCGAATTCGTCCAAAAAGATGACATTATATGATCCGCCTCGGACAGCAGATGCAGAAGTAGACGCTGCGATAATTTTGGAACCATTTTCTAGTTCTAGTGATCGTTTATTCCATGATACAATACCTTGTTGCATCCACTTTGGCAGTTTCTCGTATGCAAATTGTAATCTACTCAGTAGATCCTGTGCAGTGGATGCTTTGTTCGCTAGAATAGCTATATTGACATTATCGTTAAACACCGCATAATGTAACAAATATGAAACACAAGTTGTAGATTTACCTGTCTGACGAGGCATCCTACAAATGTTGAATCGGTTCTCGTGGAAATTATTAATTAATTTTTCCTGGAACGGATACATCTTGAAAGGTATCTCACCATGGTCCAGAGAAACAATCTTGATATAATTTTTAGCAAAATATACAGGATCATTCTTGCACTTGACGAATTCAAGAACTTGATCCTGCGTAAATTCTACGGCTACATTAGCCTTCTTAAGATTGGGATTGCCAAGATATACTTGATCATTCATAGTATAAAATTATAATTTAACTAAACTTGCTACTACTTCCTGTTGTTTGAGATAAAGTTTAAAATAAGCCTTTGCAAACTCTATTGCTTCTTCTCTATCTAATTTATCTATAACCCTTGCCTGTTGTTCATAAATCAACATCTTATTAATATCCGAAAGTTCAATTTCAGAGGGGTCAATATTCATTTCAATTACCTGGAATCACTACAATTGGTTTAGATGGATCAGTAGGACTTGGATACCATTGCATTATAACTGCACCAGGATAGAACTTCTCAATTTCCTTTTTAACTTCATCTTTTGATGGTCTCTTCATGTTTGGGAAAAAGAATTGGAGATTCATCATCGGTCTACCTCTCCATGAGAAGAGTATAGTATAAACATTTCCAGTGGATTGTATCCGTTGATAGTCCTCATTTGTCAGTTGTCCTGGTTGGATTACTGAATCTGCAAGAGGAAGTGAAGGTCCAGTTAGTTTCCTGAGGGCAGCAGACTTTTCATTGGGATTATTAGTTCCTGTTGCAAGATTTCTGATCTTTGCTTGTTTCTGCGCCTGTTTATGACCAGAACCAATTTCAAAACTCATTCCCTCATTAGCGGGATGAATATCATTGGGATCATAAGGATCTGGGGCTAATGATGCAGGAAGTGAGAACATTTTCCAATATCCCTCACCATATCTACAGTCCTTCATCGTCTCATTCTTTTTACACTTAGGACAATATCTTTGAATTTCACCCATTTCTTGAAGTTCAAAAGACTCCTTTTTAGTCTTATTACCCCAATTTTTTGCACCGACTTTACGGCACTTAACTAGTGCTCCAGATGCATATGCGGAAGGCCAAACCGAATAACGAGATTTTACCTTTGAATAACATGCATCCTTTTCTTCAGTCGCAACCATCTTAGCCTTACCCTTTCTATCGGGATTTGGATCTTCCTGATTCTTACGACGGAATGCACTCTCCTCTTCTTTATCAGAGAGGTCTGATTTCATTTTGCTTGAACCGCACTTTGGTTTGGTTGTTTGTCCTGGTTGTTTTGCACAGGGTTGTCCTGCGTATTTACCACCCAGTTGAACCCAACCAGGGGTGCCATCAGAAGCGCGACTCTTAGTAAACCAGTCACGCAGAGAACTATCACCACTCTTGTTGGCTTCATCAATAAAATCCTCCTTCACACAATTAGGAACTACTTTTTTTCCTTTTTTCTTCATTCCAACTTGTTTATAACCATCCCAACACTTCTCGTTTACTGGTGCAGTAAAACTCTTGAACTTATAATCAGATCCCTTAATGATATCAACAACATGTGCAAAAGTATTACCATTTGCATCATGAATTTCTGTCCACTCCTCTTTTACTTTCTCCATCTTCTTGAGTTTGGAGTAGTAGTTTGGAATTTCATCTAGATGTTGTAAGGCAATATCCATTGCCTCATCATTATCTGTTGTATGCTCATGTTCTACTTTCATCCCCATCTCAAGTTGTTTTTGAATTACCGATGGAGATACTTTATGCTTTTTTGCAATTTCTTCTACAGACTTGTGGCCTTTGAAACCTTCCTTGACTTCTTTCGTTCTTTCTGTATCATCCTCACCATGAGAAAGATGGTCGGCTACGGTGTCAAGATATTCTGCGGCCTTAGTGATTTTGGATTGCACCCATGCCTCCAAATCTCCCTCACCCTTAAGTTTAGTCATCAATCTTGTAATAGCTGCCTGAGCAGTCTTAAGTTCTCCACGAGCCATAGAAAACTCAAAGTCCTCTCCAAGAGGTGCGATAGTTTCTAGGTCTGCAAGAATAGACCACTCTTTAAAGGTGAGTTTTTCCATATTACTTTTGATTAGATACGTTTTTCTTTCCAAGTGCAATCACTTGATCTTTAGTCATACCAGTTGATTTCATCTTAGCATTTCCACCACCAGCAGCAAAATCATCCATTGGTTTCTTTGCTGGTCCAGATTGATGTTGAGTAGGTCTGTTTATTTTATTTGAAAAATCTTGTTGTGCCTTTGCTTGCTTTGCTTTTTGTCCCGCATAAAGAACATCACTGACACTACTTCCTTTTTTCAATGCTGCTTGGCCACCACCTGCTTTGAGTCCTGCATATCCACCTCTATCAGAAAAACTCTGGGATCCAATTCTATCTTTTTCATAATTTCTCATCTGACCCTGAGTAACAAAACGACTCTTTGGATTCATTGCCATTTCATCAATAGAATATGCCTCTGCACAAAAATCTTTAAACGTTTTCATTTATCTATTTTGGTAGTCTATCTATTATTTAGATGTATCTTGATTCATGGAACTCTTCAGAAACTTTTGGAGTTCCGCAGTAGAACCAAAAAAGACGGCATTATTAGTTACACTTGTTGGAGTCACACCTTTTTCCTCCTTGTTAATATCCTTCATTTTCTTCTGAAGATCTAATAACTTGTCCGTAACGTCCCCAACGTTTTTGATCAATTGACCAGCAACTTCATAAGCTCTTGGGGAGTCGGATTCTTGTGCAAGTTCTAGAATTCCATTAATTGCTTCTTGTCCCTTTTCAATAATAGAATAGAGTTGTCCTCTAGAATATTCATAATCTTTTTGAAGTTGTTCTGTCTCCTGTGGTTTTAATACTGGAACTGGTTCCGACTTTACAATTTCTGTTGGTTCAATATCTAAAGCTGTATCAATGTCTTCAAAATTCATACATCAATTCCTTTTGTTGTACTATAAATCTTACCGTCAGCAAAATCATAACGATATTCACTGAATCCAAAGTCATCATCCATATCTATTAGTTCATCATCTGCATTATTAATCACATTAACCGCAGTTCCGGATGAGTGAGTTGTAATATCAGTATTATCTTGACCTCTATTTACCAATAAAGTATTTCCATTAATACTACGAATAAACATGGATTCATTGTCAATTTGAATGTATGAATTTACAATTAATCCAGTTGCATCAGATACATTAAACTCAGTGACATTTTCAGAAATATTTTCTGAAACTATAGTAATTTCATCGTTATTGTAATCTTTAATTGCTCTTGGTTCAGCAACATATCTAAGTTGTCTTGAAGGATTAACTCTATTTGTATTTGTGTAATAATCGACTTGAACCTGTTTGATTAACGCCTCATTACCATTTCCAACTGGACCAAATAGGTATGTTTTTGCGGTAAAATCTAGAGTATAAATTAAAATCCTTCTTGTAGTAAAATCACCCTCATACTGATCATCCATTGTGATTCTCTCCAGAATCATTGGAATATCTCGTTTTTCTCCAATACTCGATACGAGATCTACTGTTAAGTTAAAATGTGGTTGAAAGTAAGGTAGTATTTGTTCTACAATTTGCAAAGCATCTTCATTCAATTTAGACATAATTGAAAGACGAATATTAACATTATATGGAACAGGCATAAAAACCTGTGTTAATTCATTATTACTAGTCTTATCAACTGTTTTAAAAGTCTGCATTGTCGAAGACTTTCGAGAAGGATCATATTGAATACCAGTCATTTCAAATGACATTCTTGGAAGAGTTATAGCTACTCTCTTTTTTAGGTCGGGAACTTGTTCGATTCTAGCTAAAAACTTTTGAACCGGACCATAAGCAATCGGCACAGTTAAGATACTAAAATCATCGCCTGCATTATCTTTATGTTTGATTTGAATATCATTAAAAAGAGTACCGAAAGATACGATGGTCTTTCTCAATATTTCGTGATAAAAATAATTTGATATCATTACAAGTTATTCTGGAGTAATAATTATTTAGTATTCGCCAAATGGATTTCTCTGACTGAAATCTACAATATTATCAGCAGCATTTTCAATTTGAATATTTTCTGCGTAAAGGTCTAAGAATTCATTTGTCTGAACCGTAGATACTTTGTAACTTGCTGCGACACCAACAATCGCTTCACCTCTTGCAAAAGTTCCATCAACTACAGAAAGCTTAAGAACTCTATTTGTAGCATCCCAACTTCTTACATAACCAGTTGTACCTGTTCTTGTTCCGGTAACAACTTCGTTATAATCGTAATCACCGAAAGAGGTTGCAGTTGGATTTGTGAAAGATATTGTTGGAGTAAATGTGTATCCAGCACCAGCGTTTGAATAACGAACCGCAACAACAACTCCATTTGAATTGATTACAGCTTCTGCTTGAGCATTGTTGATGTTTGAAGAAATGCCTGCACCAGAAGGAATGAATATTCTTTGAATCGTAACTTGTGGAGTAGTAGTATATCCAACTCCACCGGAAGATAACCCAACAATTCCAAGAACTCTATTATTAATAACTGCGGTAGCGATACCTCCAGCACCACCTCCACCAGAAATCATGATAACTGGTGGTTCAGTATATCCAAATCCTGGATTTGTAATGAGAATTTTATCAATTGATAGTTTCTGATTTGATGATCTACTTGTCATAATTGCAACAGCAGTTGCAGTTAGTCCTCCGGCCGGAGCAGTAGAGATTGAAACTACAGGAGCGGAAGTATATCCATATCCGTCATTGATAAGATCAACATACTGAACAGACTTGGAATTTGGATTAGTAGTAGCAAAACCTACAGTTGCAACTGCAGTTGTAGCTCCAGTTCCAACCATTTGAATAGTATAAATGTTTCCAAGATCTTTGATTGATTCGTTGACTTCAATACCCGTTGGATCAACCTCTGGAACATCAATAATCTCATCTTCATATTCAAATCTCTCACATCTTAACTCATAGACATAAAGATTATTAAGTTGATAGAAAGGTTTTTTACCTTCAACATACTTGATTTCAAATAAAGACTCGTCAAGAGGAAACCAAATTAAATCTCCTTCTTGTGGTCTATATGCAAGTTTTCTTTCAGTTTCTGGCCATAATTTCAACAAAGGAGAAATAAAATCATCATATCTTTCTTTGGAGATTACGAGATTAATTTCATCATTACTTCTGACTCCAAACTTACTAAGAATATCTCCGTTCCCACTGAAACCTTCAAAGTTCATTAGATAGGCTTCAATACGAAAACTATCATCAAATTTTGAAGCAGTGACTTCTTTAATGACTGTATTTTCACCAATAATTCTTCTTGGCATGTATAGAACATCTTGTCCATACATCTTAAGTTGTTCGTTGATTAGATCTTGAATAAGTCTTTGCTCACTCGGAGATCCTTGTAAAAAATAAGAATTGAGTGGTGACATATCAACCTATGAGATCAAGTGGTGGTAATTCGTACTCATCCTTAAGTTGTTGTTCAAGTTTCTCTACTTCTGCAACTCCATCATCATAGATTTGTCTTCCATTGAGTTGAACTCCTCCAGGAAGTAAAACACCATTAAATTTAATCATGTTTTGTCCCCACTGTTTCTTGATTAATGCAGTGAGGTATTTTTTTAACCACCAATCATTATAAAGTTTGGGAGCATCCGATGGGTCTACAATTCTATAACAATCAATAATTACATATTCATTTTCACCAACTTGTTGCCAGTCTATATCTAAGTATAATTTATGATTTAATTTGTTAAAACGAATTTGTGCATTAGGGTTTAAAAGAAAATCCAAATCCTCAAGATATCTCTTAACCATTGCATAGTTGAGAAGATCTAATGCACCATAATAGTAAACATCATTTAAAAATAATTGATATTT